ATTCCACCGCCCATCTCTCCCGCGGTTCTATTTCACCACCAAACGAATCAAGAAGGCATTGAGATGGCTCTAGAAGGTACGAGAAGGCTCGAGGCGGTTCAAATAGGCTCAGACAGGCTCACACAGGTTTTAGAGCCTATCCCTGAGACGCTTTATGGCTCTACGACTCCACGGATTCATTCAAGATTGCGTCCCGATCTTGCTACGCGTGGGCAAGAGCTCATCGACTTCAGCAATTCAATCGGATTCCCGCTGATGCCGTGGCAAGAATGGCTTGCCATTGAAGCTCATCGAATCAAGCCTGACGGCAGATGGCTGCACCCGCTCGTCCAATTGGTCGTGGCTAGACAGCAAGGCAAGACGACATTCATGAAGCAACGCATCCTCATGGGACTGTTCGAGTGGGGCGACAAGCTTCAAATCGGCACAGCTCATCGGCTGACGACTTCTCTCGAGACATTCCGTGATCTTGTTCAAACGATTGAAGGCAATGACGAACTTGCAAGGCGCGTCAAGCGAATCCGGTGGGCTCATGGATCAGAAGAAATTGAGCTCTTGGCTGAACATGGTGGCGGTCGGTACATGGTCAAGGCGGGCGCTTCAGCTGCTCGCGGTATCTCCAAGCCGGCGACAGTTCACATCGATGAAACTCGAGAGCTCAAGGATGAGACGACTTGGGCATCGCTGCGATACACAATGATGGCGGCTGAGAATCCTCAGCTGTGGTCGTATAGCAATGCCGGCGATCAACATTCGCTTGTCTTGAATCAAATTCGAGAGCGTGGAATTGGCGCAGCCGGTGGATCTACGGACGACATCGGATTCTTCGAATGGTCGAGCAATTACGACAAGATCGACGATTCTCCGGAATTTTGGCGTGGAGCTGCGATGGCAAATCCTGCACTCGGTCACACGGTACACATCGACAACTTGCGAGCTGTGATGAACGATCCGCCGGATGTCGTGCGCACCGAAGTATTGTGCCGATGGGTGCAGACAATCTCGAGCGCGATTCCCGCGGGCGAGTGGGCAGAATGCGGAATGGAAGGCTACGAAGTCGATCGGGAAAAGACTGTGTGGCTTGGCTTGGATTGTTCACCGGATCGCCGCGATGCTGCGCTTGTACTTGGGCAGCAAATGGAGAATGGCGAATTCTTTGTCAAGCTCATCCGTACTTGGCACAATCCGATTTCACTTGACGATCGAGCGATTGCAAATGACATCGCCGAGCACTTTCAAGAATATCCGGTCGAAGTCATTGCGTATTCGCGCCGTACTTCGTCAGCTATTGCGGCTAGACTTCAGCCAGCCGGAATCCCAATCGCCGACATAGACGGGGCTCTTTACGGTCAATCCTGCGACGAGCTTTTGGGAGCAATATCATCGAAGAGACTCAGACATGGAAATCAGGCGGAATTGACGAAGCAAGTCTTGTCGGCCGTGCGTCTTCCATTTGGCGATGGGGCGTGGACTATTGGTCGGAAGGCGTCTCAATCAACTGTCTGCGCGACGGTTGCATCTGCGCTCGTCACGCACTACGCGACACGCCCAGAGACGGATCTTGACATTATGATCGGCTAGATATAACGAATCTTTAGAATTGCGGCATGGGTTTATTTGATTTTCTCGTACCGGCGCAGCCTCAGGCTGAAGTACACATTGACGCTTCTCTTGCGCCTGTAAATTCTATCGACGCAATTGGCGCTCCATATTTTGCATACGGACAAACAGCTACACGATCCGAAGCAATGGGAGTCCCTGTAATCGCTCGCGCTCGCGGAATTATTTGCAGCACAGTCGCAGCTTTGCCACTAGAGACAAAAGTCAAAGAGACAAACGAAACTGTCGCAAGCTTTCGCGTAATTAATCAACCCGATCCAAGAATCACCGGCGCAGAATTTTGGGCGTGGATTGCTGAGGATCTTCTCTTTCGTCCGGCTGCCTATGCTCGCGTACTTACACGCTATGCAGACACCGGTCGCATTCAATCGATGGAAAGAATTGCACCGGAGCGCGTAGAAGTTCACACAGATGCTCTTGCTACCGAAGTGCTCGGCTATCGTATCGATGGATACACAATTGCGCCCGAAGATCTTGTCGTCTTTGGAAATATGCAAGAAGGATTGTTAAATCGCGCCGGTCGCACCGTCCGCGCAGCTCACGCACTTGAAAAAGCGGCGTACGATTTCGCGCTGAATCCAATTCCACAGATTGTCTTGTCAAGCAATGGCGTACAGCTTCCAAAAGATCGCGTCGCTTCTCTTATCAATGCTTTCAAGAATAAGGCTTCAAAGGCTGTTACATTCTTAAACGCAGATATCAAAATGGACACCATTGGCTACGATCCCAAGAATTTGCAGATGAATGAGGCAAGAAATTATTTGGCTCTCGAGCTCTGCCGTGCGATCGGACTTCCGGCATGGTTCGCTTCAGCTGATCCGTCATCAATGACATATTCAAACGCTGTCAATCAACGCCGTGATCTCATCGACTTTTCAATTCGTCCAATCTTGACAATTATTGAACAGCGTCTATCGCTCACAGATTTCACACCGGCTTCACAGTACATTCGTTACGATCTTGACGATTTCTTGCGTGGCAATCCTTACGAGCGAGCGCAAGTGTATGAAATTTTGAATCGTATTGGCGCAATGTCAATCGATGAAATACGAGAAGAAGAGGACATCATCGGATGAAGCTCACCACACCAATGACAATCACAGCGGCAGATTCAGAGACGCGCACGATCACCGGACGCATCGTGGCATTTGAAGAAGCTGCAAACGCATCGACCGGCAAGGTCGTATTTGCAAAAGGCTCGATTCAGCCGAAAGAAGTATTTTTGAATCTTGAGCATGATCGCACTCGTAGAATTGGAAAGACTCTTTCCATGTCTATGGATGGCGATGGAGCAATCAACGCGAGCTTCAAGATTGCAAATACGACCGCCGGATCGGATGCTCTTGAAGAAGCAATTTTTGGATTGCGTGACGGCTTCTCGATTGAATTGGCTGTCGATGATTACATCAACGAAAAAGACGGCACGATGCGCGTGTTAGCAGGAGAGCTCACAGGCGTCGCGCTTGTATCAGAGCCCGCCGTGCGATCTGCCCGCGTCGCAGAAGTAGCAGCCACAGAAGGCGAAGAAGATTCCGAATCCACACCGGAAGAGGATGCAACACCAACACCAACAACAGAAGGAGACGAAGTGGAAAACACCGTCACAAACGCGGACACCGTCGAGACGGTCGAAGCCGCACAGTCAGTAACAGCATCAGTCAAGTCATCTACATTCACAAAGCCACGCATTGAGCTCACAGCTGCAAAGTATCTTGAAAACAAGATCATGGCAGCAATGGGCAATGAAGACGCTCGTCAATATGTACTTGCAGCAGATAACACAACCGACAACGCTGGTCTTGTACCAACTCGTCAGCTTGCTGAAGTAATCAACGGACTTTCAACAACTGTCCGCCCATCAATCGATGCAATCTCACGCGGCACACTTCCAGACGCCGGTATGACATTCGAGATTCCAAAGATTACCGTCGCGCCAGCGGTCGGTACAATCGCCGAAGATGCAGCGTTTACAGATACAGATCAGAATTCTGCATTTGTCTCAGTCGATGTCAAGAAATTCGCGGGTCAGCAAAAATTCTCAGTTGAATTGCTCCAGCGCACTTCGCCCGTCTTCTTTAACGAGCTTCTCTCAAATATGGTTGCAGCCATGGCGAAGCAGCAAGACACTTACGCAAACAGCGTCTTGGTATCAGGTGCAACAGCTGACGCGACATCAATCGCAACTTATCCAACAGCCGCAGAGCTTCTCGCCTTTATTGGTCGCGGCGCTGCATCTGTTTATGGTGCTACAGCTGGTCTTGCAAATCCATTCGCTCGCAACATCTTGGTGAACACTTCACAATGGTCGAATCTCATGGGTCTAAATGACTCAGGTCGTCCGATCTACAACGAAGTAACTCAGCCAATGAATCAACCCGGAATTGCAACTCCAACATCGCTTCGCGGTCGTGTTGCAGGGCTTGATCTCTTTGTTACAGCTAACACAGCCGCAACAACAGACACAGATGATTCAATCATGATCATCAACCCTGACGCATACACATGGTACGAGTCCCCAAGCTATCAGCTACGCGCTGAATCAACAGCTGACGGATCCATTACTGTGGGCGTCTATTCCTTTGGTGCTGTGGCGACAAAAATCGGCGCGGGCGCTTTTGGCGTAAATAAGACTTAATCAATAACACACTAATCATCGACCGCTGCGCTCCCGTGGCGGTCGAGTAGAAGAAGGGAAGAGCTCATGTCAATCGTCACTCCGTCAGAACTTCGTTCTGTGCTAGGCGTGAGCTCTTCTCTCTACTCTGACGCATATCTCCAAAAGGTAATAGACACTAGCGAGCTGACAATCTTGCCGCTTCTCGTCTCTTACTCTTCAGCCGTCACATATCATCGCCGCGCTTCCAATGTGGCAACACTTACGACAAACACTCCGCATAATTACATTGTAGGATCAAGTGCTGTCGTATCGATTGGACATCAAACATTTGACGGAACAAAAACTGTCACAGCCATCGGCGGAGAATATCAATTCTCTTATGCAAGCACCGGAGCAGATGTCGTCGAAAATGCCGTCATTCCAAACGGCACAACTTATCTTTCAGGCTACGACGCAGCGACAATCTATGCAAACAATCCCGCCGTGTATGAAGCGATCATCGTCATATCGGTCGAAGTCTTCCAATCGATCACAGCTGCCGGCGGACAAATTGAAGGCATTGATTTCCAAGTGAGCCCGTACAGAATGGGTCGATCACTCTTGAATCGTGTGATCGGAATCCTTGGCAAATCTTTGGACACCGGAGCAATGCTGGCATGAGTCCCGCATCCTCAATCGCGGTCAATGTCCGCGGCACTTTAAAGACAGCCATCTCGAGCGTGGCTGCCAATGTGTACGACTATGTACCGGAAGCGCCATCCGTGCCATTTGCTGCCGTCGTGCCGGATGTGCCGTATCTCGAGCCAAATCTCATCGGCACATCGACTCGAGTCAAAATCAATTTCAGACTTACAGTCGGAGTCGCGCCATATTCAAACGCAGCTTCTCTTGACAATATCGAAAGACTCATCATGAGCATTCTGGCGGTTATTCCGTCAGGCTACACCGTGGGAAGCGTGTCAAATCCTGTCCCGATGACTCTTGCAAGCGGATCAGAAATCATCGCTTGCGAGATCCAACTATCAACCCAATACACTCAAACTAACTAGGAGTAATTATGCCAACGACCGTCATCACCGGACGCGATCTTGTTTTGACGATCGCCACCGTAAATTACGACGCACAAGCTACATCGATTTCACTTGAAGCCGACCATGTCATCGAGACTTATCAGACACTCGATGGACGCGCTTACAAAGCAATCGATGATTCATGGATTCTCAATGTCGAAATGCTTGCAGATTGGGGAGCTACAGGCTCACTCTGCGAATCACTTTGGACAGCTACAGAGTCAGCACCAAACACAACTTTGGCGGCATCCGTCACAGCTGCAACCGGAGCGGTCTTCGCTTGCAATATCTTGCCGACATTCCCAAGCGTCGGCGGTACAGCACCGGACGCGCAGACTGTGTCATTATCGTTTCAGGTCGTCGGTACACCAACCGAGACATTTAGCTAAACAAAAGAATCGGGAGCAAATAAATGAAGACACAAATCACAATTGAATACACATCCGGAGAGTCTGTCACCTATGTGGCAGCTCCACCGGAGTGGGCGAAGTGGGAACAAAAGACAGGATTTAGCATTCAGCAAGCGAGCGAAAAGATTGGGATTTCCGATCTTCTCTTCTTGGCGTATAACTCCATGAAGCGCGAAGCTGCGGGAAAGCCTGTCAAACCTTTCGAGGCATGGTGCGACACCGTCGCAGATGTGCAAACGGGAGACGCAGAGAGCCCAAAAGCTACGCCGTCGGAAGCCTAAATCGACTTCTTGTCGAGCTCGCCATTGCGACGAATATCCCAATGAGCGAGTGGCATACGGCGGAGCAGATACTCACAGCAATCGAGATCTTGGAGAAGAGATATGGCAAATAAAGCCGGAAGAGGACGATTTGATATCACCGTCGATCCGGTGGAATTTCGCAATCTCATCGGCTTATTGAATGCTCTTGACAAAGAGACTCAGGATGAAATTAGATCCAAAGCTCTTCCAATGTCTCAGCGTCTTGCTGGTCAGCTTCTCATGTTTAGCCAATCCGCTCCCGCTCCACAGACAAAGCTAGTCGCTCAAACAATCACAGCCAAGCGCGATCGATTGATTCGAGTCGATATTGGCGGATCAAAGAAAGTCGGTCGCAAGTACGGCGGCGAAGCTTCAAAGTCAGGCAAGGGCAACAGGGTGCGTCAGCAAGCTGCGCCGGCTGGTGCATTGCTATGGGGAACGGAATTCGGATCGCATCCGGGGCTTGACAGTATCGGACGGCGTTATTCAGACAGATTTAAAGCTTCAAAGAATCCGCGCGGATATTGGATCACTCCGGCGGTTGATTATTATGTGCCAATCGTGGCGCGTGAATATGCTCAGATGGTTCAAGATGTAGTGAAGAAAGCGGGGCTCGACTAATGGCGGGAATTCCAAAGGTCAAGATTACTTTTGACGCTGACTTCGATGAACTCAAGCGCGGCGTCAAAGGTGCGACCAATGAAGTCGAAGGCTTCGGCGATAAGGTCGGAAAATTTGGCAAGGCGGCAGGGGCGGCATTTGCAATCGCCGGCGCAGCTGCGCTCGCTTATGGTGCTGTACTTCTGAAGCAAGGCGTTGAGTCTGCAATTGCAGATGAACAGGCACAAGCCAAGCTTGCGACTACATTGCAAAATGTTACAAACGCGACCGATGCACAAATCAAAGCCGTCGAAGATCAGATTCTCAAGACTTCACTACTAACAGGCAAGACAGACGATGAGCTGCGTCCAAG